GACGAAGCCACGCAAGTCCAAGACAAGATCTTGGGTATACAGTCCAAGACTGGTAAGGACGCCCAGGAGAATATATTCTGGAAGAAGGTTGTTCAGATGTTTAGGCATTACCCCTTCTTCTTTAAGCCCATCCAAGACGGAACTACCAACCCTCGTATGGAGCTGGCTTTTCGGGAGCCTTCTAAGAGAATCACGAAGAACAACAAGACTACGCAGACTGGGGAGGCTCTTAATACGGTAATCAACTGGAAGAATACCACCAACAACGCATACGACGGTGAGAAGCTACACCTCTTGTATCTGGATGAGGCTGGTAAGTGGGAGAAGCCCACAGACATTAGAGATGCCTGGAGGATACAGAGAACCTGTTTGATCGTCGGTAGAAGGATAGTGGGGAAAGCTATGGTGGGTAGCACCGTCAACCCTATGGACAAGGGGGGTAAGGAGTACAAAGACCTTTGGAGAGATTCAGATCCTGACGAAAGAAACAAGAACGGTAGAACCAGGAGTGGGTTGTATAGGCTTTTTATACCTGCGTATGAATCCCTAGAGGGGTTTTTTGACAGGCATGGAAGGGCTATACACTCTGATCCAGACGAAGTCGTTCCTGGCATAGACGGGGAGGACATTGTTTTTGGTGCTAAGACGTACCTTAAAAACGAAAGAGACAACTTAAAGAACGATGCCTCAGAGCTTAACGAGGTTGTAAGGCAGTTCCCCTTCACAGAGGATGAAGCCTTTCGAGACAGCATAGACGGTAGTCTATTTAATGTCGGTCATATCTATGAGCAGGTTCAGTACAATGATGAGTTGTTCCCTAATCCTGTGGTAACAGGAAACTTTGTTTGGAAGGGTGGGGTCCAAGACACTGAGGTTGTCTTTAAGCCTGATGCAGCTGGTAGGTTTAGGATAGCCTGGATGCCGCCAGTAGAGATGAGGAATAAAAAGAAGTTTGATAGAAACAAACGTATTGCACCTAATGCAGAGCTGGGGGTAGGCGGGGTTGACTCTTACGACCTTGATGCCACCGTCGATGGACGGGGGTCTAAGGGGGCGCTACACCTGTACAACAAGTTTCACATGGAGCATCCCGCTAACATGTTTGTTGTGGAGTATGCGTCCCGTCCGCCTTTAGCTAAAATCTTCTACGAAGACTGTTTAATGGCTGCTGTGTTTTACGGTTACCCTATCTTAATTGAGAACAACAAGTACGGTATCGCAAGACACTTTGAGTCAAGGGGTTACGATGGCTACTTAATGGACAGACCTCGTCATCTAATGAGCGCTAATGCCAAGGTAAATGTTAAGACAAAAGGCATCCCTTCAAACTCACAGGATGTTATACAGGCTCATGCCCATGCTATTGAGGATTACATACACAATCACGTAGGCGTAAATAGAGAGACTGGAGCTTACGGCAACATGTACTTCAACAGAACTCTAGAGGATTGGATAGGGTTTAAGATCAATGACCGTACTAAGTTTGACCTTACAATTAGTTCTGGTCTTTGCCTTCTTGCCGCGCAAAAAGTTAAGGCTAAGAAAAAAGAATCAAGGCTTGACGAGAAGCGCTTTTTCCGCCGATATGAGGTACGGGGATGATTTGCTATATTTGCAGTAAATCAGCTGTAAATGTACAACAACAAGAACTCTAAGTCTGGGTTCCCAGATCCTCTTGCCAGTTCTTTAGAGAAGCAGGATAGGAGTTACGGGCTGCAGTATGCAAAAGCTATTGAGAGCCAGTGGGGTAAAATGACGGACAAGAGTTCTCTGTACGGAAGCAGAAACGAAGTATTCGAAAAGAATAGACGGTACGCTAACGGAACTCAAGATACTACAATATACAAGAAGCTTTTGACTTCTTTGAACCCCAATGGTGGGGAGGGCAGTTTGTTGAACCTGGACTACACGCCAGTTCCCATTCTGCCAAAGTTCGTTCGCATTGTAGTAAACAAGATCCTGTCTCGGAACCCCTACCCCAACCTTGAGGCTGTGGACCCTTTGTCTTCTTCTGAGAAGAATAAAGAAAAGCAAAGGCTTAGGACCCAGGTGGCTGTAAAAAAAGATCTCCAAGATCTAAAACAACAAACTGGTGGACTGGTACTGGATGTAGACCCAGACCAGCTTCCTGACTCACTTGAGGAGGCCGACATCTTCTTGGAAACAAACATCAAGACAGACGCTGAGATTGCCGCTCAAGTTGCTACGAACATGACGCTGTCATGGAACAACTTCAATGACGGGACATACAGGCGCTGCGTTAATGACCTTGCTGCGTTGGGTATGGCCGTTGTCAAAAGAAACAACGATCCTAATTACGGGATAAAGACGGAATACGTTGACCCTAAGATGTTTATCCACGGGTACACAGAGGATCCCTTCTTTGACGACATCGTCTATGCGGGTCACATTAAAGAGGTGACTGTCAGTGAGTTAAAGAGACTTGGCGGAAACGAGTTGTCTGAAGAAGACCTCAAGAAGATTCTTAAGGTGGCCTCTAAGAAGTCTGACAAGTATTCTCCTCGCAACGACTACAGGTCTTTTGACCGCAACACTGACTATAGCGAGTACATCGTCCAGGTTTTAGACTTTGAGTTTATATCCGTGGACTGCATGCACTTTGAGGAAAAAGAAAACCGTCACGGGAATGTCGGCTTCTACTACGAGGGCTTTGAGTTTAAGGAGCGTCAAGGGTCTGTGTATGAGCGTACTCCGCACAAGATGGAGCTGGAGATGCTGTACGGGGGTATGTACATCATGGGGACTAATTACATCCTCAACTATGGCAAGGTCGCTAACGTGCCCAAGAACATTCATGACCTGTCTAAGTGTAGGCTTTCGTATTCCCCCGTTGCCACAAACATGCTGGACAACATGCCTAAGTCCATGGTTGACAGCTGTGTTGGGTTTGCAGACATGCTGCAGATCACCCACCTCAAGCTTCAGCAGGCCATTGCAAAGGCTAAGCCTGACGGACTCATCATTGACATTGAGGGACTGGAGAATGTACAGCTCGGAAAGGGCGGGGAGCTTCAGCCCCTTGAGCTTCACGATATATATGAGCAGACTGGTGTCTTCTACTACAGGAGCAAAAACCCAGAGGGTGGCTTCCAGAACCCTCCAGTCAGAGAGATAGGGAACAGCATCAGGAACATCAATGAGTTGATTGGACTGTACAATCACTATCTAAGACTGATTAGAGATACTACGGGCATCAACGAAGCCATGGATGCTAGCTCACCAAAGGGTGATGCTTTGGTCGGTGTTAGGCAGCAAGCTATTTCAGCAGGCAACAACGCCATTTATGACATCACTAATTCAGCTATGGTTCTGTTTAAGAAGGTGTGCGAAGACATTGTCAAGTGCATACAGATTATACCAGAAGAGTCTGTCCTTATGAAGGTGTATCAAAACGCCATTGGGGACACGAACATGAAAGTCCTTTCTTCTTTCAGCGATCTTCCTATGTACAACTTTGGTGTTCAGGTTCACAAGGAGATGGAGGATGAGCAGAAGCAGTACCTTGAGCAGAATATCCAGGTGGCATTGGCTCAGAAAGAAATTGATCTTGAGGATGCTATTGCCGTCAGGGATCTAAAAGATATCAATCAGGCAGAGCGTCTGTTGGTTGTTAGGAGAAAGAAGAGGATGAAAGAGCAACAAAACATTGCCATGCAAAACTCTCAGATGCAGGCTCAGCAAGCTCAGCAGGCTTCTATGGCTGCCAGCCAATCCAAGCAGCAAGAGATGCAGATGGAGGCACAGCTCAAGGCTCAGGAGATGCAGATGAAGAATCAGCTTGAGGCTCAGCTAGAAGGCGTTAAGCACGAGTTTAGAAAAGAGATAGAGTTGATCAGAGCTCAGGCTACTCTTGGATTCAAGACTGATGACAAGGAGTTTAAGGAGAAGATAGAGGTTCTGAAAGAAGACAGGAAGGACGAGAGGGTAGACAAGCAGGCTGCAAAGCAATCTAAGCTCATCTCACAGAGAAAAGGAGAAAGAGGTGAAATCGAAGAATCCCAGTCTGGATTTGATATAAGCGAAATGTTACAATAATGGCTAGTAAACTAAACCTAGACGTATCGGAGAAACTAGATATCACCTGCAAGAGGGGTGATACCTTTAACTTGGGTCTTTTGATAAAGGACTCGGCTGGTACAGCCATAACCCTCAGCACCTCTAGCTATGAGTTCCTCATGCAGGTTAGAGGCCGACGGGGTGCGTCTGGTCGTGAGCGACCACTGATCCTTGGCACGGCATCTAAGGGTAAGTCAGCTGTAACCAATGTTGGGGCAAACAACTTCAC